GCCAAGCAGACGCTGGAGCAGATCACCCAGATGCTCTTGCCTTTCGGCGCGAAGAAGCCCACCCTGGCCGAGGCCCCACAGGCCGCGCAGACCATCGGGGCGGAGAAGTTGGCCGAGCTGGAAGGCCAGCTCGCCGAGCTTCGGACCCAGGTCGAGCACGCCACGCACGTCAAGGACGTTGCCGTCCAGAAGGCGCGCTCCTACGGGCACGCGCTGTTCGTGGAGCGGGCGCTGACCGGCCGCGAAGATGCCGACACGATCCGCGAGGCCGTGGGCGACCCGGCCTCCTACGACACCGTCGAGGCGCTTCAGGGAGCGCTCAACGACATCATCGAGCAGGTAGACAACGACCGTATCCGCAGCGAGGACCAGGCCCGCGACATCGTGGCCCGTGAGACTCGCCTGGCGGAGCACAAGGTCGAGCTGGCCAACAACCGGGCCGACAAGGCCGAGACCGAGGCTCAGCGCGTGAAGCGCCTGGTCGCCGAAGAGGTCGCCTCGCTGCGCAACCGCGTCGAGTCGGTCTTGGGCGAGGCGGACGCGAAGCTCGCCGACCGCGACGACCGGATCCGCTCGCTGGAGAGCGCGCTCCTCAAGGAAAACGACACGCGACAGGACGCCACCGAGAAGGCCAGCGTGGCCCGCCTCGAAGCGTTCGCTGATCGCCGTACCCTGGGACACCCCCGACGCGACGACATCCTCTTCATGGTGTCGGCTGGTCGCTTGTCCTCCCAGGCCGAGGTCAACAACCTCGCCGAGGAGTGGGACACCCGGGGCACCGAACCTGGTGGCGCTGCGGAGAACATCCGCAGGAGCCTTGGTCGTGGACGCGAAGCTCCGACGGAGCAAGAGCGGCAACGAATCGAACGACTCGTCGAGGAAGTCCAGGGAGGGACCACCCCGGTTCCCCACCTGGAGGACGTTGGCGTGTCGATGGACGAAATCAAGCAACTGGCGGGCATCGGTAAGAACGGGCACGCCAACCGCAGACTGTTCTGACCGAGGGAGGTCACCCGATGTTTCAGGCAAGGCAAATGCTGACTGAGTCGGCCGAGGGGTGCGCCCTGGCGGACCACTCGATCGTTCGGCAACTCGTCAACAAGTGGGAGCCCCTCCTGGAGGGGATCGAAGACGAGCTGGACAAGTTCGCCCCCAGCGGGCAGGGCGACTACCTGAAGGCGGTCACCGCTTTCATGCTGGAGAACCAGGCCACCTCGCTTCGTCGTCTGAACGAAGAGACGCGCGCCCTCCAGGTCGGTCCGTTCATGAAGTTCGTCTTCCCGGTCATCCGCCGTGCGGCGGTGCGCCTGGTCGCGACTCAGATCGCGTCCGTGCAGCCCATGACCGGCCCGATCGGAGGCATCGCGTTCTACAAGCCGCGCTACGCCACCGACAAGGGCACCGTCCGCAAGGGCGACGAGATGAACAAGACGTTCAACAAGTGGTACTCGTCGAACTTCATCGACGGTGAGCCCCTTGGTGCTGGTGACGCTGGCGGCAACGCCATCTTCTCCAAGAACGTGGACTTCCCTCGCATGCTCCCCGGCACCATGCAGCTCCTCACCCGCGTCCCGGGTGCTCGGATCTTCACCCAGGTGGCGACGGACAACGGCAACGGCGGTTGGACCAACCTGTCGGGCGGCATGGTCGCTGGCGGCGGCACGATCAACTACACCAACGGTCAGGTGACGGTCAACTTCGGGACCGCCCCCGCCGACGGTGAGGAGATCCAGGTCCGCTACCGCTACGACAACGAGCTGAACCCCCGGATCCCCGAGGTGCAGCTCGACATCGCGATCCAGGAGATCCGCGCCGAGAGCCGCAAGCTCAAGTCGCTGACCTCCGTCGAGGCGTCCGACGACCTCCGCGCCCTCTGGGGCCGGGACATCGACGCGGACCTGGTCGCTCACATGAGCGACGAGATGACCGCCGAGATCGACCGGGAGATCGCTGGCACCGCCCTCAACGCGGTGGAGCCGGACGCGATCCTGACCTGGAACCGCGCGACTCCGTCGGGCGTCAGCGACCCGGAGCACCTCCAGTCGCTGGTGATCCGCATGTCGGAGGCGTCGCACCTGATCCACCGTCGGACGCAGCGTGCGCCCGCCAACTGGATCATCACCTCGTCCGAGGTGGCGGCGCTCCTCGACACCATGCCTGGCTTCGCCAGCGTGGACGAGGGTCACGTCTACCAGGGCGGCGTGATGAAGGGCGGCGTGCTCAACCGCAAGTTCGTGATCTACGTGGACCCCCAGTTCCCCCAGGACGAGATCCTGCTGGGCTACCAGGGCCCCTCGATCCTGGACACGGGCATGGTCTACTCGCCCTACGTGCCCATGGAGATCACGCCCAATTTCGTCGATCCGAACGACTACTCGCTGCGCCGCGCGATCCGCACGCGGCACAAGGTCACCCTGATCCGTCCCGAGTTCTACTCGAAGATCAAGGTCTCGAACCTCAAGTAAGCCTCCGGGCTGCCTGAGACTGAAGCTGGCCGTCCCCTCCGGGGGGCGGCCTTTTTCATGTACGGCTAGTGGCCGTAGTTGAACCCGTAGAGGATCTCTTCACCGAGTACGGTGAGGAGCACGTCTACGCAGCCGCAGCAGCCCTGGGCCGAGAGGCGGTCGTAGGAGCCGACCTCGACGCTGTCGGACTGCCGCGCGTAGCGGTAGTTGTCCGTGCAGTCGAACTCGTCGCCCTCCGGGTCGTTCTCCGTCCACCAGGCGTCCACCGCAGCCTCGAAGGCCGTGCGCAGCTCGCGGGGCCACTGATCGGTGGAGCGAGCCGCTTCAGCCGGGGCGCGGTCCAGGCTCTCGTAGAGCCACTTCCGTTCTTGGTCCCGCTGCGCGACGTTGGCCATTCAGACCTCCTTCTGTGGTTGTAGACGAGGGGGCGAGGAGGGCTTTATCGCCCACCTCCGCGTGCTCAGGAGACGCCGACTTCGCGCGCCAGCGTCCGCACGTCTCCGTCGAGGGAGAACCCCATCTGACGCGACTCGGAGGGGCGGCCCAAGCTGTAGTTGAAGCGCTCCACCAGGTCGTGGTAGCGCACCAGCTTGGCGTTCACGTCCGCCTGGACAGCGTCAAGGCTGTCGCCGTAGGAGTAGGGCTGCACGTAGAGGTCGTGGCAGGCGTCGAACAGCTTGTCGGCGATCAGAGCGAGGAGGGTCTTCATGCCCCTACAGACGAGGCCGAGGACGTGCTTTTATCAGACTGAAGTTCGGCGTAAGATGAGGTCTACCACGAGGTTCGCCAACGATGCCCTACAAGCCAGCCGACGCTCCTCGCCACGACAAGGATGCCCGCACCGCCAAGCAGAAGCGGCAGTGGGCTCACATCGCCAACGACGCCCTCAAGCGCGGGGACTCGGAGGGTGTTGCGATTCGCAAGGCCAACGGGGTCGTGGACGATGTGGAGGTCTCGCTCCTCGATCGGATCGTCGAGGGGCGCTCAGGCGCGAGCCTTTTCGACAGGATCGTCGGCGAGAGCAAGGCCCCTTCCCTCTACGATCTGGTGCTCGGCCAATCGCTGTTCGACGCCCTGACCTACGTTGAGCCGCGTGGCTTCATGGGAGCGCGTCCAATCGGCGCTGGCTCCGCCCGCCGGGCCTCGAAGGGGTCGGCTGTGAAGCGGACCACGGGCAAGCGGAAGAAGCAGCCCACGGCCCCGACCGGTATGGTGCAGGTAAAGCCCAAGAAGCCCGAGGGCATCCGCCCCGCGAGTGACTTCCGTAAGAAGTAGACGAGGGAGATAGGGTAGAGGCATGTCCATCATCCTTGGCAACGACAACATGCTTCCGCCGTCAGGGAACCCAGGCCCCAAGGCCAAGTCCAAGGACCAGCACTGGGCCTACACCCTGCGGAAGCTCGGCGGCGGGATCGAAGAGATCGAGCTGACCGACGATCACAAGATCGACTGCTTGGAGGATGCAGAGCGCTGGTACGTGGAGCGCGTGGGCTTCAAGAGCTACATCCAGCTCCAGCTCACCCCCGGCCAGTCCAACTACATCCTCCCGGACACCGTGTCCGAGGTCTACCGGCTGTGGCTGCCCACCTTCCAGCTCCCGACCCTGGACGTGGACTCCTTCTCCTACACCTACTTTAGCGCGGCCTTCGGGGCCTGGACTTCCCCCCAGCAGGCCCCCATGCCCTACTCCGACCTGGTGCAGCGGCTCCAATATCTGGAGGAGGTGGGTCGAATCTTCTCCACCGACCGTGACTGGGAGTGGTGGCCGGAGCAGCGGCGGCTGAACATCATGCCCGCTCCCCGAGCTGGGGGTTTCGACTCGATTCCCGCAGCCGCTCTGATCGAGGTCGGGCTCGCCTGCGTGGACACGACCCAGCTCGACCCCAAGGGCCACGACCTGTTCCGACGGAAGCTCCTGGTCTTGGCCAAGGAGACGTTGGGGAACATCCGCTCGATCTACGACTCCTACCCCAACGTGGGCGGTGACCGCTCCATGAATGGCGACGCGCTGCTCCAGCAGGCGCAGACGGAGAGCGAGAAGTTGGAGGTCGATGCGATCAACTGGGTCCGCGCGACCCCCATGATAACGGGGTAGCTCGTGGCGCTTCCAACCTACCGCCGCAACGCCTTCGGCCTCGACCCGTGGATGCCCGTTCGTAACCACAAGCTCGCCTCGACCGTTGAGGAGGGCCGCGAGAAGCTCGGACCCCACGCCAAGGACGGTGTCCCGGTGATCGTTAAGCGTGGCTTGGTCAGGATCATCATGCGGGAGGAGTTCCAGAAGCAGAAGAAGGGCAAGAAGGTCATTCGGCCGGGCACACCCGCGCCCCAGAAGGAGGCGGTGACCAAGGACGTGGAGTGGGTCCGCGCCTTCAACATTCTGACGCACAGCCTCGTCAAGGCTGACGTGCTCGTGCGCCCCACCAACGCGAAGAAGCTCAAGCTGACCCCAACCGGCAAGAAGAAGGAAAACGCCTACATGGTCGGCGCGAAGCGTGTCGAGACCTTGCGTCTAATCGAGCGCTACGACGAGATCGTGGGCGACCTCGCCATCTTCCTGGCGAAGGCTGAGGGCACGCCATGACCGACCCGCGTCCCATTCACCAGCCAGCCTGGAAGCCGGACGGCCGCCGCCGAGAGTATGAGCTGCGTGACCCCACCCCTCCCGAGCAGACCCCTGTCCTGGAGCGGACGCCGCGCGTCACCAACGACTTTGGCACCGAGGGGGTGCAGGGTCCGCCCAAGTTCCCGGACACTTTCCAGGGCCCCAAGAACAAGAAGTATCTCGACTTCCTCTGCCGCCAAACCACGCGGATTCGAGGGGTCAACGTCTACTACTACGTCATGCAGTCGCAGACGCGGCGGATCGACGGCGACCGCCCGCTGGACGACCCTCCCACCGCCAACGAGTTCTCCCGATCTGGGCGGACTGGTGGGCATGCCCGCGACGACAGGGCAAAGGGGATCGCCGCCTTCTATGGCGAGCCGGTGATCGTCGGTCAGCGCAAGAGTTCGATCGCCCGCGAGGTCATGCCCGACTGGTCCTTCGACGAGCCCATCCTGGTCCGAGGGATCGTCCAGGATCCCACTCGGTCCGAGGAGCCCGACGAGCGCGGCTCGATCTACGTGCGCGGCGCGCGGCTTGGACTCGCGCGCATCCTCTGCGAAGAAGAATGGGGTATCACGCCCCAGATTGGCGACGTGGTAAGGTTGCCGGACCTTCTGGAGGGCTACTACGACGTCGAAGAGGTGATGCGAAACGACTCGCGCTTCGGTGCAAGTGGGTTCTTCACCGAGTTCGGCCTTCGCCTTGCCAAGAGCAGCCGCTACACCCCAGAGCGGAAGCTGGCGGACAAGGACATTCGGCCCCAACCCGACCCGGTGGTGTGACATGGCAAAGCAAGACGATCTCCTGACGAAGCTGGCCAAGCGCAAGGGCATCACCGACCCCAAGGGCCTCGCGGCCTGGATCAAGAAGCACAAGAAGAAGAAGGGCATCAAGGACGACGTCAACGTCTCCCTGCTCGACCGGGTCAAGGGCGTAGTCGCCGAGGAAGACGACTCCCTGTTCGACCAGATCATGGAGGCGGACATCGACCGCTACGGCAAGGGTGTCAACCGCGCCGCGCGGAACCGGTCCAACCAGAAGCTGAACCGCGACAACCTGCGCGGGCTCGAAAAGTCCTGGCGGAACCACATGGCTGTGGCCAACAAGGGTGTCGCCCAGGGGAACCTCAAGTCCACCCGCCACGCCCTGAACTTGCTGAAGCAGAGCATGCCTCGCCATATCGACCAAGTGCTCAAGGCGCTGGTAGACGACGACCCTCTTGGAGAGGACGCCTCCCTCCTCGACCAGGTCCAAGACGCGATGGCGCGCGAGTAGATGGAGTTCGAGGTCATCGAACGCACCCTCGCCAAGGGCGTCCCGCTGACCTGTGCCTCCTGCAAGCTCTACTACGAGGGCGACGGGCACTGCGGGCGGATGCAGACCTGTGGCGGACCGCTCGCCGGGCGTGACTTCCCCGACTACGACGGCCCGATCCCCAAGGAGAAGTTCGTCGAGGTCTGCCTGATCTGCGGGAACCCCAAGGCCCCCTACTTGATCGTCGGCCTCACCACCAAGTTCGCGCTGTGCGCGGCGCACCAGTCGATCTACGACAAGATCCCGGCCAGCGAGGGCGTGATCGCCCGCCCGGTCAACACCCTCGCCAAGCCTGACATGGAGGCCGAGCCGGAACCTGTGGTGCGGCTTGAGATCAAGCTGGGCTGATGCTGCGCGGACGCACGACCCACTCGGCCGGGGCCCTCAAGCAGCTCAAGCGGGAGATGGCCTCGCGCATGCAGAACGTGCAGCGCGTGAT